CGCGTGTTTTTTTTTTTTTTAAAAGTTATCTTAAAGTCGTAAAATTAGGTAGCTCCACAGGGAGCGCTCTATGTACACCGTTATCGTGTAGTAGTGGTCGCTATAGTGGTCAAGACACGCCAGTCTAAAGTAGGTAAAATCACAGGTACGCCCATGAGTCGACCTGGCCCGCGGGGAGGCTCGCGTCGTGTAAGGCACGAGCGTGAGCGTCCCGATATGGTAGAATCCCATACGAGCCGGTTTGATGTGAGAAAGAAATCGATAATGCAGCACATCCTGCTAAAACCAATACACCAATTTTCTGGTAGGTGTCACCATCGTGCAGTGCTGCCTCGAGCATAGCTGATTTACAGCGATCCAAGTAGGCAGCATTTGTTTCCACCGGGGTGGGGTAGCGGCGCACGTGCGCTACCGAAGAGACGATCGAACTAAGCGCGAGAGGCGCCAAGGTTACTCCGTTTTCTACTACGAAGCGTCGTTTGAGCAGAGTTGCGTCCTCTATGCTCACGGGGCGGTCTTCAACTGTCCCGTCTTTTGAAACAGGATTCGTCACCTTAAAACCCAGCCGTCGCATTTCTGCGGCGTGCCCGGGAATCCAGGTGTGCAAATGGTCGTCACCAAATGCTCGAATAGTATATTGTGAGTTAACCGCATCAACGGACAGCGGTAACCCATGGCCAAGAAGTCTCCGCGCTGCAACAGCGCTAGCACCAGCAATGACCATGCTGGTGAATTCGGCAGTGCCCAGCTCGCCAGAAGCTGTGCCACCTGCCACGTCTATAAGGAAGGTCCCCTGCGGGGTTGCAAAAATGCGCCGAAACTGGGCGCGCTGGCGGGTTAAGCTCTCACGCTCACGGTGGTACTCATCGTCGTACCACTCGTTCGTTACTTCACGAGCTATTTGCAACAGTTGTGAGGCGGTGTTTTGGTCCATACCGTCCACGTCTCCTTCAGCAATAGGCCCCCGCGCCTGAACGCTCTTTGCAATAAGAGCCCAGTCCATCGACTGGGGGACCGTGCCAACAAGGCACGGGCTAGTATGACGC